GTTTTATTATTTCTAAAATTAACTTGGCTTCCTGACTCATCCCTATTTGTCCGTTCATAGTTGTAAAATTAATATTTTATATATAAACATCTCCTATCTTATCATTAGCTCCTGCCCACACTTCAAATGTGGTAGAACCTTCTGGTTGTAAAACATAGCCAATATTTACATCCTTTATTTCAAGGACGATGTTTGTTTCCAAATCTACAGTTAATACTTTCATATGTTTTTATTTTAAGGATATACTAAAATTTCTATTGGTGTATTACTTAATTGATTATCGCCTACTGGTGCTATTTGTATATAAACAGCATCATCGGATTTTTTATTTATATTAAGCATAAATTAACAACTCAAAAGGTAAATCTGTTATTAAATCATCTACACGTTCTTCTGCTACGAGCAAATCATTAAATCTCCAAGTTTGTATTTCTACTTGATTTGCACTTGCTACAGCTGCTTTAATAATTATTAAAGTTCCTGTATTATTAAATTGATTACCACAATAAATAGTTGTATTTAATGTATTAAATTCTCCATTTAATGTAAGTCTATAAATCCCAGGGTTTGTTCTACTCCATACAGGAAGTCCTGATAAATTGTTTTTTATAACTGTAGCAACGGGTGCGTTTGTACCTGTTTGATTCAATAAAACTTTATAAATTTTTGGAGTTATTTGATTGTCAAAATATTGTCTTAGTGCCATATTATAAAAAGTTTATTAAGTTAGCATCTACGTTATAAAGTCCTTGTACTGTAACATTTGCTAAGTTTACAGCTACATTTGAATAGGAGTCTTTTGAATAATAAATATCACCTGCTGTTGTACTGTTAATAGATTGAGTACCTGCTGTTATAAGTGAAGCATTATCTAAAACAATACCTGTATTTCCTGATGTAAGAAGTGTAGAATTAAAAACAGGAGAAGCAGCAGTTGTTTTAAATGTACCCTTTACAATCATATTATTTCTGTAAAGTGTATTGTTTTGAGATAATAACAGCTCTGCTTTAAACACATTCCCTAACCTTGACAAAGCATATCCACAATCAATAATGATCTTTACAGGCTCACCTGCTGAACCAGGAGATGTGGTAGGAATACCAAATATGTATTGTCCTGTTGAACCTGCATAAGAACCAGTTTTAATGATTTCACCTATTTTTAAAACCACTGTATTGTTTATACTTGCAGCAACTCTTGATGTAAACATAACTGTTGATAATAGGCAGTCTTCAACTTCTGCAGTGTTAATATTAAAACTGCAAGCGGTGTTTATTCTTTCACCAGTAGAAATATTTCTTCCAATAGAAATACCACCTCTTAACAGATTTCCTGTTTTACTAGCATTTATTTCTTGTTTTAAAAAACCTATATTTACATCTATATTATAATTAGAAAGATAACCTGATGAATTATCTTGATACAACCATCCAGCAATATCTTGTATAAAACACTGTTTCATGTTGATTGTTATACCCTTAACTCTTGTAGAAGTGTTTGCATTTAAAGGGCCCCCATCAATCAAATATCTAGCATTGTCACCTGACACTTGCACTGAAGAAGGGTATGGAAAATATTTCTGTCCTTTGGATACAACATCTACATCAATGATTATATTGGAATTTTGAGTGGGTTCTACACCTAATGCAGCTGACGGGCTATTAAACAATAAAGAACCTGTTCCATCTGTTATAACCGTTTTAGCTTTAAGTTTAAGTAGAGCAGGAAATTCTCCACCATTAACAAACAACCAAGCTCTTTGACATATAATAGTGTCTGCTTCAATAGTCATTTCTCCATTACCATTTGCAATTTGGAACATTCTTTGAGAAAATCCATTATTGGTTCCATAAGGAGAAATAAATCTACCATGTCCATATATACCGCTCACCCATTTAGTGTTGGCGGTATCAACATTATATCCAAGATGAAAAGCAAATGTAATTGCAATACCAATTAATTCACTATTTGGCATAAAGAAATAATCAATATTGTTTTGCATCAATGATGCTAAATTATTAGAAGCTTGCAAACCTACATCAGCCACTGTGAAACCTGTATAAACACCATTTGTATCTCCATTTAAAGAAGGAAAAATACTTCCGTAAGTCCATGTATGTCCACCATTTACAACTATCAATGCTTTCTGAATGTCTCCATTAGCAATTGCAACAAAAGCATCGTTTCTTGCAGCCCAAGGATCAGGATAGGGTTTGTTAACATCACCCATTTTTGCATTTGCAAGTTGATCAAGAAACTCTGCATTACTAGATGTGACACCAACATTAGTTATTGCAACAGGATATATAGCAGCACCTGTCCCACTGTAATTCTTACTTACATAAAATACACCTACACTATCTTCACCTGCATTAGAAGATATCACTTGTCCTAAATAGGCAACTTTTTTTGCCACTTCCCAAAGAAGATTGCTTTCTTGACTCCAGCCTATTTGTTTATTTGGAATTGCCATTTTATTTATTTTTTATTATCTACTAATTTCTTCCCAATCTATAGAAGCAAAAGCACCTTCACCACCAGATGTTGTGCCTACAGCCATTTCCACTACAAGTTCAAAAGGTGTGCTTGTAAAACTGTTTCTTTCTAATTGATTGGCAAAAAGAGCTTCTTTGAGAATGTTGATAGAAGGAGATGCTTGGTTAGATGAATTAACAAACCCACTAGCCAACACTCTTCCTCCAGATGCAGAAGTGGCTGTAATGTTATATTCTACAGCAGAATCAGCTCCTGGATCAACCCAAGATCCTCCACTTACAGCAACACCACCATTCAACACTCTCCATTGATAATTTTTACCATTACCAAGTCCTAAAATAGAAACAGCCGTTGCTATTGCAACAGCATCTAGTCTTGTAGATTTAAGTCTTATTGCTACAATAGGATAGTAGGTTCCTGCTACAGCAAAGGTTCTAGGTGCTGTAATAGATGTACCAGCAGAAAGATGTGCACCTCTAAGTTCATATCCACCTTCAGATATCACTGTAGAACACACTTGTTTTAGTGTACTAGGATTGCTTGTAACTCCTGTGTTAGTGATTTCATACCTCAAAGGAAGAGAAGCAGTTGTTATGTATGTAGATGCTATAATATTAGCATGATGGAATGAATGACAATGTATGAATACACCATCAATAACAAAACCAAGTCTAACAGTTCCTTCTCCCAACCATTCAACATCCATCCAGAATATCTGAGCTTTAGTGATATCAAGAGTGATTCCTGAAGGACCATTACCATCCATTTTATCTACATTCCATCCTGTATCTCCTGGTCCATATACACCACCTAATTGACTTATTCTAGTTTCTGTAACAACTCCTGTAACAATACTTCTTTCTACAAAGCTTAATACACTACCGTCTAATTGAATGTACAGTCCGTTATTTACACCAAAATATCCCACTCTCTGCCTAAGATTGGTTTGAGCTGGAGCCATTACAAAAGTGCTTATAACAAGAAGAGACTTACCAGGCTGATAAGGAAACACTTTAATTGTTTCCCTTAACACTTGTGAACCGCTGGCTGTAGTTACATTTAAGTTTACAAGTCCTTCGTTTGCACTAAATACAGCAGTGCCACCACTAGCTGTGGATGTAGCCCAAAGTCCATTATCAGCATACCTGTGACTAGAATCAAACAATGTGAAAGGATTGGAAACTCTCAGTCTTCCAAATGCATCTTGAGCTGTAGAAGGGGCAAATGTAATTGCACTGTTTACATTAACATTAGTGTTTACATTAGAAGTCACCTTAGTCAAATAGTCTGTCTTCTTGAGAAGTTCCCACAAGAGATTAGACTCCTGACTCCATCCTATTTGTTTTGGTATAATAGCCATTTGTGACAAATTTAAAAAATTACTGTTTCATCAACAACACTTATTGAAAATATAATGTAATAATATTAATTATTTTTTAAATATCTGGATAACAAAAAATATGATAGCCAAAAGCACCCTGAAATTGAATAGAACGTAATATCTGCTATCCAATATGAGCCACTCAAGTCCATTATTAATTTGAACAGGAAGTCGTATCCAAAAGGCATGAAGAACATCGCTAACATTAGAGATGCTTCTTTTAATGCTGATATTTGTTTTCTTGTTCTTCTTAACATGGGAATCTTCCATATGTCTTTATTTCATTATCACTTACCCTGTCCACGATATTTGGACACAGGCTTATCTTTAGGACCTCTGGATTTTTGAGCTTTTCCTTTACGTCTTTTTCCAAATGTCACTTTTCTTGAGTCTGCTGTTGATTTTTTTGCCATCACTAGTCAATTATATTAGTAAAAAATCCTTTGGATGTCAGGTCTTCTTGGTTAGCAGCAGCACGTTTTTCAGCTGCATCTATTTCCTTTTGTGTAAACAGAAGACATCTTTCATTGCTTCCATCAGCATCTTCCACCCAGATAGATACATACCAGGGTTTAGCGTTGGAAAACTTTTTCTTTTCTGTGTTCCAAACCTTAATGAGCCTTCCAGCTTTCACCTTCACCTTGTCAATTAAACTTGCCATAATAATTAATGATTTTGAATAATGTATAAAATTATAAGTACTGTAAAAAGCAAAGATGCACCTAGTATGGTGAACTTAGCATCTCTCCAGTCAAATTTAGTTTTCTTCACTTTTTTGTCATAAACTTCTTTTCCAATAGCAGCTGCTATCCCTGCTACAAGCCCAATAAATGTTGCTGTAAGTTGTGTAAACACAATGCTTGACAGGAAGAAAGTAAAAAAGTTAGCTAACAAACCTGCCGAAAAATGCATTTCATCATCTATAGTTTTAAACATTTTATTTAAATTTAGTTATAAATAATAAGGCAGATGCAACACTTAATGTTAAATAGACAATTCTCTCTGTCCAAAATCCCCATTTTAATCCCACTCTTTCTATCCAATCAATTATAGAATTGGTTTTAGTGGACGTGTATGTAAGAGGTTTCTTGGTGAGGATATTGAGAAGACCATCATAGAACACACCTCTTACAGAAGCATAAAACAGTGCATACAACCCCACCTCTATTACATTAGGAGTGTAATAATAATCTGTATATATCAAAGCTAAACAAACACCAAACAAGATGGCACCTATTGTAAAGGTGACCATCTTGTTAATGTTTTCTACTTTTCCATAGGATGTGTTTATTCTAACACTTTCTATTAAGGTTGATGTAACCACTGCAACTATAGTGTATAGAATAAACATTTTAATTAGTTAATGAACCAAACATCATGATGATCAGGCCATAAGAGTGCCCAGAAGAATATGCTACCCAAAACAAACCAAAGCAAAGCCATAGAAAACTGACCTGTTTTAGTGATGGGAACATTCTCATCTGAGTCCACCCATGTGTAACCTTTAGATGTAGGATCTTTTTTTGCCACCCTACTTCCTGATCTACTTGACCTATAGGCAAAATAGAGCCAGATGAAAGGAGGGATGTAACAAAACGCAAGAGCAATGAACATGTCAAAGCTTTCTGCTAAAGGAGCTAATGTTAGTAACATAATATAATTTTTTTGTAAATATAATTAATTTTTTAAAATTATATAGTTTTTAATTGAAAGTGCATACTTGATTTAAAAGTACCGTCTAAATTTCTTAATCTTAAATTAGCTTTTTCAGAAGGAGTTATTCTATTGTCAAATATATCATTATTTTGTAATATTAAACCTTTACAACTATATTGTTTTTGATTAATGGTTCGTCTTATATCACAAGGATTTACCATTAATTCTTTAGAACATTCTTTTATAGAATTCCAAATTTTATAAATATTTCCTTTAAAAGTAAACCCATATACTCTTTTTTTATTTGTATCATGAGCTTTGCTTTGTTTTTCTCTAGTTTCTTTTGTTCCTATTCCACCTTCTCCTCCATATGTAAGATTATAACCTTTAGAATCAGTTGTAGAATCATAAAAAGCTATCCAATATTTTTCTCTATCATCCAAAACTGCATTATCACACTCTTCTAAAATATTAAATGTAAAAGCGTCTTTTCCATATTTATTATAAGAAGATTGAATATGTTTATTTACATGTTTTCCTAATCTTAATTTTCTTAGATGTTCTTTTTGTCTAGTAACAAAACAGACTGCCTTACCAATATAAACTTTAGTATTTACTGTATTTTTTATAATGTATATACAACTCATATGTCATTTAATTCAAAATGCATTCCATCACGCCTTTTAAAATTTCCTCCCCAATAAAATCCAGCATCTGTAAAGCATT